TCAGAACATCACTTCCTGTCCACCATTTTGTTGGTGAGGTTCTACTGGTTTAATCTCGCCTGGCTTTGATATTGAACGCATAAAACTTTCTAGCGTCACAAAGGTATGGCCGCAATTCACATTAATGCACTGGTGATAGCGCTCTTTGGTTTCGCTGGTTACCTGACTACTGCTGCGGGTATGGGCTGCGCTGTGGCATAAAGGGCAATTGAACATGATCCGGACTCCGGTATCATCCCGACTAGGGTCGGTGTTAATGATAATTATGCGTGACTATTGTTTAAAAATCATCATTCCATGTCCAAATCATCTATTTTCACCTCCAATTCAAGCGCAGTAGTAAAACCGGTATCACTCACTGAATGGGTCACGGTGACCAGTGTCCAATCGGCCTCATTAATCTGTTTTTTGAACCCGGTCACCTTAACCGGTACTTCGGGATAGAGATCTGCGCGTCCCTTGGCAAGCTGAATAGAGAATTTTGCCGCGCCACGTTGCAGCCGTTCCCAATTCGATTTAGCCGCCCGCTGTGCATTGTGTTTGCTGGCGTAAGTGGTGCGTAAAGTCAGCACATTTTCATCCGTACCAATCAGATATTCGCCCTGCTTCTCTTCTGGCTGTTTGGGCTTGGCGGTACTGGTCGCCTTACGTTTACGCTTTCGTTTTACCTTAACTACCGGCTTTTCGGTGGTACGGGTATTCAGCCAGTTAGCCACCACACCGGTATAAGCGCCCCGGTCAGCCATACTAAATTGATGGCCATCGCCCAGGCTGCGGATAATCATCATCACCGGAATGGGTTTACCGCTGGCGGTTTTCGCCTGGCCTTGGCGAATAAATAATAAGTTGCCATTTTTCACGGCGGCAATAGCGCCATATTGTTTCGCCAAGCGGGTAATGAAATTACCGTCTGATTCGTTGGTTTGGTCTATATGGTCGACGGTTAAGTCAGACATGGCTTTATTTAACGTTGGCGTGAGTTTATTGCGCTCGGCGACGGTTTTAATTATCCCGCCAATCGTGGTCTTATGGTAAGACTGATCGCGGCGAATGTTGAGCGTTTCACGGAAATCAGCACTGCGGGCGCGAATCGTCAGCTTATCCGGCGCGCCGCTGTGCTCTATTTCATCCACTGTGAATGTGCCTTTATCAATCAGTGCAGCCCCTTGCCAACCTAGTGCAACGGCTATTTTTGTTCCGCGACGGGGCAGCACTAATTTACCGTCTGAATCATCTAACTCAATATCAAGCTGATCCGCTTCAAAGCCCCGATTATCGGTCAAAGTTAATGACATCAACCGCTTTTTAATGCCGCCGCTTTTATCAATGCCATCCACGGTAATAGAATAATCCGGTGCGTTATGACCGTTATTTAACAGGCTATCTATCATCGTCATGATAATAATCCGCTGGCGGTGTCCGATATTTGAGTAGCGATATCGTCAAATTGCTGGGATAAATCACCAAACATCTCTTTTAATGATTCATCGGTACGTTTTAACGTCAGCGTGAATTCAATTTTACGCGCCGAGCCATCACGGAAAAAAAAGCTTTTGCCACGGCTCAGATTCTCAATCACAAACATGCCGTGGATCGCGCCATTCCCCTCAATCAATGACCAAGCCTTGCCGGTTTCCGCCATCAACTGCAAGGCCATTAGCGAGGCTTTACCGCCGGTCAATTCTGGGTATAACACACCGGATAAGGTAATGGATTCTTCATCTGGCCCTAAAAATTGACTGATGGGCCGCAAGCCAATGCGCGCATTGGACGGGTGACGCCATGCCATTTGATGCTGAAAATCTTGGTAAGGGACGGTTTGCAACATAAATACAAACATCCCAAATGCCATCATCATGTTATTGCTCCTTAGTCGTCATGGTCTTGATAGCTACGGTTTGATTTACTCTGTTCCCTGCTGTTGTGGGCCGCCAGTTGGCGGGCCACCTCGCGGGCAATATCCTGTGCATCATGCTGTGGTAACGGATAAATATTGATAATTGGCGCGGCATGGCTGGTTTGATTTTGCTGTGGGTTGCTGGTCTGGCCGCTGCGATATTGTGACGCGGGCAAACTGTAGGGGTGCAGCGGTGCGGCGGCGGCCTGATAGCCACTGAATAACATGGAAGCCGCAACCGCCATTGCCGCCGTATTGCGGCGGCCAGTGACTTGCGCTGGTCCGTTAATAATTTCAGGGCCATGCTCACCGACTACACCAAATTTACCTAACGGGATAGTGCCGCCGTTATCATATTCACCGGTATATTTGGCCGCGATATCAGCGGCACTGTTGCCCTTTGGCGCGGGCTTCCATGTGATACCGTAGTTGCCAGCGGCAGCGGCTACCGCCGGATTCATTTGCGCCAGTTCGCGGGTTTTCTCGGAGCGCTGCTTCACCTCATCCAGCTTTTCCAATACCCACTTAATGGATGAAATCAGCGCCTTGAGGGGGATCATTGCCAAATCAATACCATCGGCCAGAAACTGACCAAAAGACTTACCGGCATTGGCTGCGCTGTTTAAATCGGCGGTGGTTGACTGCACTGGTTCCAGTAACTTTTTAAACCATTTCCACACGTTTTTAACTGCATCACCAATCCAATCAAACACCGGCCCCAGCGGTTTCAACGACTCTCTAATCGGTGCGGCGGTTTGCATAAAGCCATCCACCACGCCACCGAGAAATGCCTTAATTGGCTGCCAATACTTGTAAATCAGCAAGCCAGCGCCAACGATGGCCGCACCAATCAGGCCAATCGGGCTGATTAAGATGCCGAAAACGCTGCCCAGACCACCAAGGGCAAAGCGCAGGAATTTAAGCGGAGATTTAGCCAGCCAGCTAATGCCATTACCCAACATTTTAAAACCGCTGATACCGGATTTAACCGGCGAACGCACCACATTAACCAGACCATTACCCAGCCCTTTAAGGGTGGCAATCGCCGACTGACCGCCATTTTTAGACAGAGTAAGCAGTGAGCGGCTAAAGTTGCCGATCTGTTGGGTGGTGATAGGGGTAGTGCTTGCCAGTTTGGACATACCAAACGACAGGCGAGGTAGTAAGCGAATGCCCAATACCGAGGTGGTGAAGCGCAATAAGGCAAACGGCCCCAAAATACCCACGGCAGCAATAGCCAGCGCGCCAAATGCGGCGGTAGTGATAGCCACTACCGTACCTATCTTCACTATCGCGGTACTGACCTGCGGGTGTGCTTTCAGGAATTCAGCCACACCGTGCATAAACTCGCTGATCCCTTTGGCGGCAGAGCGTAACCAATCATTATTTTTCTCAAATAATTCAACGCTGATATTCTCCATCGCCGCGTGCAGAATGGTCATATCACCTTTGAGGTTATCCAGCATGGTTGATGCTACCCGCGCCGCTTCACCATCATATTCACCGGGCTTACCGCGCATCTTATCTAACGAACCATTACCGGCTGCGTGCATCAACACACCAAAACCGGTGACGGCATATTGCCCTGCAATGTTTTTAAAGATAGCGCCGCGTTCAACGTTACCCATTTTGGCGGTTTTATCACTGATATCTTTGAGGATATCCACCAAATCACGCATATTGCCGTTTTTATCGGCGGTCTTAACCCCTAAATCGTTCACCGCTTTAGAGTTACCAATGCGACTTAAAATACTGCGCATGGTGGTACCGGCTTGGCTGCCCTGAATCCCGGCGCTGCCCAGCATGGCGGTAGAAGCTGCGACGGTTTCCAGACTCTGGCCGTATTCGCGCCCAACACCGGCGGAGTACTTCATAGACTCGCCCAGCATCGGGATATCGACGTTATTGCGGGTAAATAACGCAGTCAGCACATCGGCCACCCGATCCATCTTCTCCGCCGGGATCCCCATCGCAGTTTGAATATTGGAAGCGATATCCGCAGTAGTACCGAGATCAATATCTCCGGCTGCGGCCAGATTCAGCATCCCCGGCATCGCGCCTAATACCTGCTTCGGGCTATAACCGGTGCGACCAAGGAAATATTGCCCTTGCGCCACTTCCAGATCGGTAAATTTAGAGGAGAGCGGCAAGGTGCGGGCCTGATGGCGCATCGCCTGCATATCTGCTGCGTTTTTATCAGGAATGCGGGTCACGGCTTGGGTTTTACTCATCATGCCGTCAAATTCATAGCCAACATGCAGCGCTCCGGCTATCCCTCGGCCCATCGCACGGCCGGTGGATAGTGAGGTGTAACCCAATCCAGCGGCAATGGCTTTGCGTTGGTTGCTACTATCAAAGCGATTGCGGGCGGCACTGAGGCGCTGTTGTTGCTGGGCTTGCTGTTCTAATCGGCGCTGTTGCGCAGTCAGTGCGACGGTGGTGCTGGTGATATTGGCTTTAAGGGATCGCTGCGCCTGACCTAATCGATTGGTGGCAATACCGCTGCTTTGCAATGCGGTGCGTTGGGTATGCAGCGCAGTACGTAAGTCATGGTATTTTTGCTTTAGCTTGGCGGCCTCTTCGCTGGCGCGCTTAAACTCTCTTGCCTGTTTAGCGGTGGGCGCGGCACTGTTTTTTAATTCATTGGCAAGCTGGCGCGCTTTATCGCGGGCGGAGGCCAGCGCCTGAGCAGCGCCATTAACCGCCACTTTATTCTTGCGAAAGCCCTCAATTTTAGCCGCCTGGCTATTGAGTTGTTTAAGCTCTTGTTTGGAGTTTTTAATAGATGCGGCCAGCATCTTATTGCTGGCCAACATAGATTTAAATGGCTTGGTGACTTTATCAATGGCGCTTAAAGAAACCTGCAAGCGGAGGTTCTTGTCACTCATCACTGCCCCCGTTACGGATAATGGCTTTATGTCGCCACGCTAAAAGCTCACCAATGGTCATGGGATCGGTAGCTGATGGCGGCCAATGGAATACCACCGCGATATCAGCCATCAAATCATCAACCGTTAGGCATTCAGGAAGTCGGACTTGACCGAGTTCGGCAAGAAAAAAAGCGCCAGCGCCTGAGACAGCGCGTAGATATCAGCTGGATCAAGATTGCTGATTTCTGGCACGGTCAGATTGGGGGTAGTGATACGCGGCAACACTCGGATCAGTGCGTCAACATCGGTATCTAACAGCGCTTGCAACTTGGCCCCACGCAATGCGCCAGCGGTGGGTTTATTCACCGTGACTTCGGTAATAGTGGTATTACCCCGGATAATAGGCACATCCAGAGTAATTACATTAAATTGGGGTTCAGTCGTGTCTTTTTTCATAATAATTATCCGATTAAAAATTAGGAGGTTTGCCCCCGAGTGCGACGGGGCGACTGTTCCTACGGGCGCTCCGGCGGCCTAAGCCGCTACGACCCGAACGGAACATTTCCCCATCGATTGGGCTATCGCGACTCGTCATCCACTCTCTGATGAGGGGTATTAAAGGCCAATATTGCGGCGGTGGGCTTCCAACATATCGACGCCGTTGACCATCTCAACCATATTCACAATATCGACTTCGATCAGCACTTCACCGTCCCACGTCAATTTGTAGTAGGTGTTTTTGGTGGAAATCTTGGTCGTGATGTTATCGCCTTGCTTGCTGTCGCCGCCGTCAATTTCTTCATGACGGCCGCGCATCACGATTTCTACCGCGTGAGTTTCGCCGGTATCGTCGCGCTGATAGGAACCCGCAAAGCGCAGTAACACCCCGTCGACTTTGGTTACGCCCCATTGCTTGTAGATCTCGGACTCAATGCCGCCCAGCGTCCAGTCAACATCCAGCGCCCCGTCAGCCAGCCCCAAATCGACCTTAGCGCTGCCGTTCATGCCGCCACCGCGAAACTCTTCAAATTTGCGGTTGAGTTTTGGCAAGGTGATCGATTCAACCACCCCTTGATAGCTGTTCCCGTCATTGAATACATTCAGGAACTTAAGTTTGCGTGGTAATGCCATGATTAAGCTCCTTAGCTATTAACGGCGGCGGCGAAATTAGCCAGATAACGATCCGTAATCCGCTGACGCAGGGTTAAATCCTCCAGCGGCGGCACCGGGGTGTAGTCGTAATCAATAAACAGGTGGCCCGCTTTGAGGGTGTCTTTATCGTTGACGCTATCGTCGTACCAGCAATCGCCATCAATCAGATAACCCAATGATTTCAGCTCGCGCATTTTGGCGCGAATGCCCTCAATAATGTCTTTTGCCAGTGACGGGGTAAGCGGCTTATCGTTGGCCCACATATGGGCCTCGGCCATGGTGTCAGCCAATACCTGCGCGGTGCGGGTGTAGTTCTCAAAGGCAAATAGCGGATCATCAGAGCAAGAACGGGAACCCCAAAAACGGTAACCGTCCTTGCGGATCAGGGTGGTAACGTCTTTGCTGTTAAGCAAGTTGGCATCGGTGGCGCTGTTTTGCAGATCCCAAAATACATCAGCGCTAATGCCTGTGACACCATTCACCCCGACGTTAGACAGCGTTTTATGCCAGCCAACATCATTATCAATTTTGGCGCGTAAGCCGAGGGCGCGGGCAGTGGCAAAGGCGGTAGCCTCGGCATTAGTGACCGTATCCCAGCTAAGAAAGTCCGGCCAAATCACCATAGCCTCTCGCTGGCTGAAATTATCGCGGTAGATAATGGCCTCTTCTTTGGTTTTACAACCATAGGCGCTGATGTAGGCAAAAGCGCGTAGGCTCTGAGCAATAGCAAGCAGTTCAGTGGCAACCGCTTTGGTGTCATGACCTGGCACCCCCAAAATGCGCGGTTTGACGTCAAACTTACCCTGGGCGGCTAACAGCGCTTTCATGCCGGTATAACGGCCATCGGGTGTTATTCCGCCAATAATATTGGACGTGGTTTCAGCTTCGGTTTCACCTTGAGCTACACGGACAACGATAGTGACGGGTTTGGTTTGGTCGCTGATAGCGTCCAGTGAATGGGCTAATGTGCCAGTTTCACCAGCCTTGCCGCTGGCGGCTAACACATCGGTGAGTAATACCGGGGTATTTAATGGAAATACGGTGGCGTCAGCATCATCGGAGGTACAAACCATCCCGACCACCGCCGTACTGGCAGTGCGGATCGGGCGAGTGCCTTCGCTAATTTCAATGACGCGCACACCGTGGTGGTAATCGGTTGCAGACATGCGGTTTTCTCCGGTTAAGCGTTCATTCGCTATGATGCCGGATAATTAGGCGCGGGGCAGTGGGTGGGGGTTGTGTGAGGGATGGCACAAAAAAACAGATACACAGATTCAGCGATATTCTCCGCATAAAAACCGACTACATCACGAATATGAGTACTATGCAGTGTTTCGTGTTGTAGCCGGTTTTTGCAGTGTAACCTTTATATCTCATTGTATTTACGGTTCAACTCCTACAGATTCAAAGTCATTGTAGATAGGTTAACCATCAATAAATCCATTCCAGTGGTGACCTATCTGTTGTGTTAGAGGGCGAACGCTAATTCTAGCGGCTCCTCGCTATCCCGCAGATAAGTGCTACGTAACGCATCAATTTGTTGCCACAAAATAAGCGAAAGAATCTCTTTAGCATCGGCCCGATCAACGGAAATGATGGCGTAAATCAACGCACGGCAGTGATCGATAAGTTCTTCTACTTCGCAGGGGGTGTCATCGTACATAGCGCACCTCCGGCAGCAGAGGGTCAGATGAAGAAACAGGTGTGGGAATAACAATGATATTGCTGGTCAATAATGATAGGCGTCTAGTCGTCAAATCCATGATGACTACCTCTCTGTATGAGTTTTTAAACTCACCACCTTGAGGTTCCAATCTCTTTATGGGTGGTGAACTGGGCAGGGTTGGAACTACCGGTCAACAGAGAATCCGGCGCATCTTTCGATGCCCCTGCCCAGCTCACCATTGTTTTACAGATGTAGCCGTGCCTGCACATAATAACCGACTAGGCAGTCATGCGCCCTGTTGAAAACGGGGTTCCAAACCCGACAGCGGATTTTGCCGCTGCGGCGTGACTATAGCCCAGCGAAGTTCTACCGTGCAATCAGCCAACATCACTTTAGGACAAACATTTTTTGTGGAAAAATAGGAGGTTATCGTGGTGATGCGTTAAAGAATGGATGAGGCAACAAAGAGTAAGAAATAAAAAGGGAAAGGAGTGATAAACAGCGTAAACAGACGACGTTTAAGGCAACATCGCCTGTTAAAAGTAGGGATTTAACTAGCAACTTAATGGCAAATTTGTGCCAGTTCTTCTTCTCTCAGACCTGTCATTTTCATTACTGTGGCACGGTCAAGACCATTGGCTAACATGGTACGGGCAATTTTCAGAGTGGCATTCTTCTCGCCCCTTGCTTCACCCCTTGTTTCACCTTTTTGTTCCAGTTTTTGTGCAATTGTCATCAGTGACTCCTCATGCTGCGGTAAGCGGTTGGCCAGGCTGCGGAGGAACGCTTCTGGGTCTGCCGTATCACCAACCTGTATGATGTAATTTATCGCCGCTTTTAGTTGATCTTCTGTAGTGTAACCACTTGCTATCAGCATGACCAGTTGATCCGATAATTCGGATAGGTCACGTTGACGAATGTGTTTCTGCAACAGCTCCAGAATGGCGACATGCTTATGTGTCATGATTTCGTCATCGGGGATAACGGTCACATCAATCAACGGAAAGTTGCCGCCATATAGCTGTCCGGCAAGTGTGGGTACGCTGAACGCTTGTAACCAGCTCATGGGATACGGATACGGCGTGACCATGCCATGATAGAACAACATGGGAATGACCAGCGGCAATTGGTCGTGTCCGGCATCAAGATGACTCTGCATAGCGGCAATAGCGTAGCGCATCATGCGAAAAGCCATATGCTTATCAGGGGAACTTTGATGTTCAATGAGGGCGTAAACATAACCGTCCCCCGCAGTCGTTTTGAGCGAGTAGAGCACGTCCGAGTAGCAAGCGCGCAGGTTGTTTTCAATAAAACTGCCAGATTCCAGCCGTAAGGTGCTCAGGTCACAAAGTTGCCGCAATTCAGGTGGCAAATGGAACTCCAGCAGGTCACACGCCGTCGCGGGCTGGGTCATAAAATTCTTAAAAAGTGCATCATGGGGTGTAGGGGTTGTTTTCATCGGGCGATAATAGTCATGGGTATCAGTGTGAGCAATCACTCCGCACCACTTTAGGACAAACATTTTTTCTATTTAAAATAATGAGTTATCGATATGAATAAGAGAGGAAAAGCAATCACAGCGCGGAATAAATAGGGTGCGAAAAACGGGCAGAAATAAAGCAACGTCTAACACAACATCGCTCGGTTAACGCGTTATTGCATCAGGTCTTCATCACGTAGGCCAGTGACTTCCTTTACCAGAGTGCGATCAACACCTTCGGCCAGTAGAGACCGGGCAATATTCAGTATCGTTTCCCGATGACTTTCCTGATAGCTTTCAACAAATCCCTCCACAAAACCCTTCTTAAAACCTTCTAATTTCAGTACTTCTGCAATTGTCATAAGTGCTTCCTTGTACTACGGACGAGTTATTGGGTCACCAATCTGGCCGTTGAATTAATAATGCTCGTTTCTTGGCTGACGGGATTTAGATCGCTAGCTTGAGGTTACAATCTCTTTATGGGTGGTGAACTGAGTGAGGTTGGAACTACCGGCCACCAAGAAACCGGTGCATCTTGCAATGCCCCCACCCAGCTCACCATTTCTTGCTTATTAACAATGTAACCGTATTTACGCCATGCGCTTTGGTATATGCCGGACTGCCAAATCCGGTAAAGGATTTTACCGCTGCGGTGTGACTATAACCCGATGAGATTCTGTCGAGCAATTAGCCAACATCATTTTAGGACAAACATTTTTCCACGTTAAAATAACGAGTTACAGGTGTAGTTAAAGGAGTTTTATAGCGCTTCCGCTAAGGACAATATTAGCGGAAGTGGTGAGGTTTATTGCTCGGCCAACTCGTTGTTAGTGAGCTTAGCGTTTGCTGATGCTTGCAATTGAGTGAGGGCGGGTACCAGGATACTGATTGATGCCAGACAATGGCCTAACTGGCACAAACTTTCTGCTGAGAAATCCAACACATCGTTGTCGGCAAAGGTAACAAAAGTATCTCCGATAAAATTCAGCCCATGCAGCAGTCCGGCGTAACATTCCTCGCTACTGTTTGCCAGTTCCAGTGTGTCATCAGCACTCAGGTGTGACATATCCAGCTTACCGAACACCTCAGTCAATGTGGGATAAAGTCTATTGGTATCAGGCAACATGGCGCTTCTCCTGTGGTTTGCAAGAAACAAACACCAGTGAGAAACCGGCCAGCAGATTGCGGGCTTCACATTCAGTGGGAGCCAAAACGGAGATCAGGCGCAACGGAGAAATTTCGGCCAGTAATGTGTTCGAACGGGCGTTAAGGAAGGTGTAGAGCTTTGAATATGCACGTATGTTACTATTAGCGTCAGCCATAGCATTACCTCGTATAATGGTGTGGTTAGATGCCTCGTTGTGTTCCAAGCACATCGGGGCATTGTCATTTATGGTATGTGATAGTAATGTGTCATCACACAACACTACATTAACTCAAGTGTAATTTAGGTGTCAACACACATGAATGAAAGAAGAGGAAATCCACCATTCCAGTTTCGTCTCGATCCAGAGTTGCGTAGTGAAATGGAAGAGGCCCAAAAGTTAGACGGTGATGAATCACTGGCTGCCTGGATTAAGAGAATAATCAGGAAAGAGCTTCAGTCACGAAACGTTGAGCCGAGAAAATAGCCATGAGGCATATTTGATTTTGTAGCTCAGTTGAGCCACAATAGACTCTTCAACTAAAAGGAGGTTTTACTATGGCTACAAATGCTTTTGTTCGTGCTCGTATAGACGAAACCCTAAAAAATGAAGCCGCTGCTGTGCTTGCAGGTATGGGTTTAACCGTATCCGATCTGGTGCGGATAACCTTAACCAAGGTTGCCCGAGAAAAAGCGCTTCCGTTCGATTTGCGTATTCCTAACGAACTTACCGCTAATACTATTGCCAACAGCGAGAAAGGTGTCGATGTCCATAAAGCAAAGGATGCTGATGATCTTTTTGATAAATTAGGTATCTGATAGACCATGACTAAACAAAGGGAAATTGAATATTCAGGTCAGTTCCAGAAAGATGTGAAAAAAGCTCAGAAGCGCCATAAAGATATGAATAAACTTAAAGTCATTATGACGCTTCTGATTAACGATAAATTGCCCTTGCCTGTTGTATATAAGGATCATCAATTACAAGGTAATTACAAAGGTTACAGGGATGCACATATAGAGCCAGACTGGCTTATCATCTACAAGATTACTGATGATTTGCTTCGCTTCGAAAGGACAGGAAGCCATTCTGATCTATTTTAGGTATCACTCAGTCTCATTTTAAGACAAACATAAAATCAACCCTTATTGCGGCAACTCCGGCCAGTCAATATCTGGCGCGGCGCTGGGGTCAATGCGCAGTAGCGCGACGCGGTACTGTTTGAGTGCCGCCAATTGCTGAATATCAGTCTGTTGATTATCCATTGCGATGGCATCAAGTAGGATGTTGATGTGATCTGATACCTGATTTATCAGTGCGGTTTTCTGTTGGCTGGCGGTGGCAATATGGCTGGCTTTTAATGCCTGTTGATCGACTTCCCAGGCGGTTCCCGTCCATTGATCAAATTCATGTGTTGGCTGAAGCTGTGTTTTATTGTGTGGCATGGGGCCGAGTGCAGAAATGATGGATTCAGTTTTAGTTTCAATGTCATAAACCGTTTGATGGCGATGGTCTTCTACTGTTACCCACTGATTTGCGGATAAATCTCTCACCAACGCCATGCCGGTTTTAGGCTGGATGACTGGCGCGTCAGCCACCGAATGCGCTGGCAGGCCGACGCCGAGCGGCAAGTACTCCATGCCCGCACTGGCATATTCCAGACTCACCGCATCATAGTGATAGAGCGTTACCCATCCCGCCTGACTGGCGAGTTGATGGTCATCCAGGATGGCCGGTTGAACGGTAAAGTCATATTTCATTAGACAGCCCTCAAAATATAGCAAAATGAGATGTTGCGTGGTCGGGTTTCGGCGGCGGTGCGCACCACGCGGGAGGCGTCAAAATCAAAGCTGCCGCAATGAGTGATGTCGGTATGGTGCGGGGTGTTGTCGTTGCCGACAGACTCAGCTTTCGCGAAAGCACCAGTGAAGTTGCTCTCTGCTGCGCTGCCGAGGCTTTCCGATACGCCACGGATGCCACCAGTGATATTTTGCAGTGCGTCGGTTTGTGCGCTTAACAGGGTGCGATTTGTATCAATGCCGCGCCCGTCATCAAATCCACGAATAAACTCACCGCGCAAATCGGGTAATTTTTTGTCTGGATATAAGGTTGCCAGCGCGGGATAGTGGTGGGCATAGAATGATGCGCCGTTACATTTTAAATAGCCTGCCGGTGGCGTGGTGCCTGGGTAGGGTAGTGGAATGCCGATGGGCGTTAATGTATCGCTGCGACTGGTGACAATATCTATCCATTCTCGCCATTGACCATAAGAGTGCAGGCGGTAAGCTATTTTTGCTGCGGTGTGGGTATTATTGGTGGAGAAAATGAATTGGTGGGCGGTTAACGAGTCATTTTGAATATGCTGAATGGTCGCATCACCAAAGCCCTCGGGTTTATCGGGAGCGTATTGATTGACGTTGTACATGCCGGTTTTTGTCAGTGCATTGATCCCCGCCGAGGCAATAATGCAGTTGCCGCCCCAGCCAAATGCGCCGACCTGCATGAGTTCATTTTGAGCATTACCAACATTTCTGGTGGCCGCAGAACCTAATTGCAAGTTAGCCCGCGCCGCCTTGATATCGCTAAGATCAAATAAATTGCGGCTGGCGAGGAGATATTGCGGATGAGGATTGAGGGTGTCGAGATGGTTACTCATCAATGCCACCGCAGCATTTACCGCTTTTTGCACCGCTTTGGGCGTGGCGGCTTCGGTTTCAAGGTTACTATCGATATCGTTATTTAATCGCGTGAAACCTTTGGCGTATACGCTAGCATCGGGATGGTTGCATGAGTTTTCATGAGCAATCATCAACTCATCGATATAGGTTTTGACCTCAATAGCTTTATCATCCGCATAGTTTCGCGCGGTCAGTACCGCTGATGGGATAATTTTCAGCATCACTGACGCCGTGCTGCTGACCATGAATATCATGCGAATCAGTTGGGTACGGCCACTGCCTTCCTGCATTTTCGGCTTATAACTTTCCGGGCAATTGGCGATAGCAATTAACTCTCCGGCTTTATTCAGCAAGCCAATCTCCCGAATCCACCACCCGCCCTCGGTCTCAGGGATAATCTGTTCAGCGATGATTTGATTGGAATTAACTGCATCAATACTTAATGAATTCAAGGCGTCGCGGCGCTGTTCATTCACCAGTTTGTTTTGTGCCGGATCGGGTGTTGGCAGGGTACCACCGCCATCACCGACCGCCATGTGGGTTATCTCTAAACGGGTGCCAAGTGCGGTGGCGCTCGCCAGTCTGGCCGTGCCGATATGGGTCAGTAAGGCAAAGTATTTATTCGTCATATTGAGTCCATTCATAGGGGTAAATGGTCATTTCGTCGCTGTCATAACTGGCGGCACTGATGGGGATTGTCCCGTTAACAGCCAAATTAATCGACAGGCCATTCAGATGGCGACTGCACGGCTTGGCGTCGTCTATTAACCGTTCCAGTTCGGGATACATTTCCTCGGTAATACCGGTTTCCAACACACCCACATCGAGGCGAAAGGTGCCGGGTGTCTCGTTGGTTTTCCACCACTCGATTACTTTGATGAGATAGCCCAACGGCTCCACTACGCGACGGATAGCGCCAATGGTGCCTTTGTGTTTGTGGACATACTGCGAGGACTTCACCACTGAGCGCTTGGTGGCTTCCGGCCAGTTTTCATCCCAGCGATCCACCGACCACGCCCAGGCTAAATAAGGCAATAATTCCAGCGGGCAGGTGTCGGCGTTCCAGAGCTGGCGTAACGGCACCTCAATGTTAGCCATACGCGCGCAGGCTTGTGCGGCGGCGATTTCCAGCGGGGATGATCCGGCCGGTAGCAGGCGGTTATTCATCGGAGCCGCCCGCCGTCAGGCTATAACCGGTGCAATGGGCGGCTTGCGTTCTGTCCAGTATCACATCAATCAGCGGGGCGGCCAGCTCCACCCGCTGGACGCCCTCAACATGCAGCGCGGCATAAATAGCTGACAGACGAATATCGCGGCCTAAGCGGCGCTGGGGGCTGATATAGCTTTGTAATCGGGCTTCGGCGGCGGCGCGGATCGGTTCGGCTTCTGGCCCCGGATAAAAATAGAGCGTGGCGTCAATCTGGTATTCCACGATAGCGGCAGAATTAACCGTTAACCGATCCGCCACCGGTCGCACGTTCTCATCATTCAGCACGGTAAAAACTTTATCCAATAAATCTTGTGCGGCTACGCCGTTCCCCTCGCGAGAGAGCACAGTAACGGTAACGCAAGCGGGAGACGGGCTAATGGCGGAGGCGTCAGCAATCCGGCCATCCGCACTACGAGCGTGATATTCGTAAGCGCCGGTTGGCCCGGCCACGCTCAAGCCCTCAAAAGCCTGCGGTATGCGCACCCGGAAATCGTCGTCAGACTCCATCACTGCGGCAGTGGGTGGGATGGTGTCGGGATTGGCCGCAGTGATGGTCAACCGCGCAATACCATTATTTGCGCCGAGGTGATCTAAATCACTGCCGATAGCATGAGCCACCATCACCGCCTGCGCCCCCTCATTGACACGCTGACGTAATATCACCTCACGGTAGGCGTTTTCTTGCAACAGCTTCACAATGGGTTCAGACTCAAATGACAGTGTTAAGCGCACTGCGCCTTGTTGGTCGGCCGGATATAAGGCAATAAACCCCTCTTTGCGCAATGCGAACAGGCTTTCGAAATCCAGTGATTCAATGACTTGCGGTGCAGGCAATCGATTTAAGTCAATAATTGGCATTATCGGCCCTCCAGCGGCAGGGTTAGGCTCAACTGGTTGTCGCTATCGGTTCGACTTCCGGTTAAGTCCACAATCATCTTGCCGTCAATTTGAGTAGTGATACTGATGGCATTCAGCGTCACGCGCGGTTCCCAGCGCATTACCGCACCATAGACAGCTGCCATCATTTTTAGATGCAGAGCGGGATTTTGTGGCTGGTCGATCAGGGTGGATAACAGTGAGCCATAATCACGGCGCATCACCCGCGTGCCTTGCGGCGTGGTCAGAATGTCGCTGATTGATTGGCGAATATGGTCAATATCGTCGATGTGTAAGCCAGTGTTACGGTTCATACCGCAATATTTATCGCTGGTCATTTAACCCCCTCAGTCCAATCACCGCCACGCTGCACGCCGCCATGATTATGCTTATCAACCACCACCCCATTAGATGAAAACTGGCCGCCGGAATGCTCAATATTTCCGCTCATTTTTCCGCCTTGTTTCACGTTCAGCGTCGCGGTGGTCAGGTTGTGGGTGCATTCCACTTCGGGCGTATCCAGTGTGATTTTGACCGAGGCAGTACAGGTGATACTGGGGGCGGTAACATCCACCGATTTACTGGCGTCAATTACTGCGGTGGCTATTCCGGTTACTACCAGGTGGCTGGTTTCCGGCTCATACTCAAAACGCGCACCATCAGGAAAGGTGATCACCATGCCATCCGCCGATTGTGACGGTGCGGAATTAGCATCTGAGAAAATAGCGGGCAGCACAAAACCGGTGGTGAGTTCACCGCCGATACTGAGCACCATCACTTGCTCACCCTTGGACGGCGCAGACCAAAAACGCACCCGACCGGCGCGTAGCGTTAACCAATTGAGCCAATCGGTTTCAAGGTTGCCTATCTTGACCCGGCACAATCCGTTAGCAAGATCGATGTCTGAGACGATGCCAATACGGATAATGTTAGCCAACAGGCGTTTAAGGCCAGCAATAAGGATATTCATGCGGCCAGTGTGCCGCCTATGGGCGCATGGGGCATGTGATGGGTTTTGTGTGAGGGATGGCACAAAGGAAAAAATAAGAGGTGTTGGGTAGGATAATAGAAAGGAAGAGCTACTTATTACATTAGTTATTCAAAGGATGACCGTAAACAGTCATCTCATTGATTTTAAATATATTTATTAGGCATTATTTTACATGATACAAAAAACACAATCACAATTGTTACTAATGTCAGCTTACCAAAGTGATTAGGAATAAATTCTAAATATAAAGCTGCAAGTACAACGATAATAATAAATGGGATCGTCGAAAACAATATATTATATAATATCCTTTTCATTATCTTCCCATGCCATTAAGTATATTCACAATTTCGTCAAAGCTTAAATTGGAGTTCGAACGTATTTTCTCCATGGCTTTAGAAATAACCGGATCGATATATACATAAAGCATTTCTATATTATTGATTCGTAGTAAATTGTAATACCCAGGGTCAATGACTTGCAGCTTCCTGGCTGCCATGGCGGACTTCTGAACTTTGCCATATAAATCAGCGGCATTAATTAAAAACAAACCTTTTTTATTTATTTCTGCTCGAACAATATTCGATACAGAGAATGACCCAGAAACCGTTTTAGCTATAGCGTAAGCCATTGATTTTTTGGTAGCCATTGAAACTGCGAGATTGGCACCCACATGGGATGAGTGATAAGCAGAACTCCGCGCATTTTCACGCAGCGTATGTTTATCAAGAACATACTCGACATAAAGCTTTATCATGTCAAAGATAACGTCAGATCTTTTGTATATTTCTGATATTGCCTTTATTATTCTTGCATCCTCAGCCTTTATCTCCTGACATTCACTGGCATACTTTTCAAAAAAACAGGATGTATACCAACTGGCTCTCTCTGCGCCACTGTATACACTCTCGATTGTTCCCTTGGCAGAACTCATGGTTTCTTTTAGCCCACGATCAAGTGAGAGTGATAACATCCTATCTGCATTTAGTTTTTCTTTTAAATAAATAGAAGCATTCATTAACTAGCACTCCATTGATTGTTAATAATCGTGTACTATACGTTATAATTATGGATTATAAATACTACAAAGGAGCTGTATGATGCGATTGGCTAAATTTGGGACTTTTCTTGTTTTATTTGTTATCTTGACCTTTCTTATTCCAGAAGTGTTGGTCTTGGTATTGTCAAGTGATCAGTTTGGCGATGCGATCAGTTATTTTAACTTTCTTAATACGAATATTCTGATAGCGCTCTATTATGAAATGGCTATTCTTGCTCTTATTCTGTCATATTTACTGACGAAAGTGATTTTTCATTTAATAAGAAAAAATAAATCATTTATATAAAATAATGAGTTAGAGATGTTTTCTACACTAAACGCCTATCCATTCATTATCGCCGTCAGTAAAGCCTAATGACTGATGGCGCGGGTACTTAATTATTCATGCAGTCAGTGTGCCGCTTACGGGCGCGCACGACATGTGATGGATGGCACAAGAGATAATGTCATTGGGCATTACCTCTGTAACATGTTCTTATGACACTTAATTAAACAATAAAACCGAGTATTCTAAATGCGACTATTATTATTTTTTACTGGTTTTTTAGTTATTAGCACTAACGCTTATTCAGCCACAAAACCTAACCAATGGGAATCACGCATAAAAGTGTATACCCCCTCAATTGGAATTCAGCAGGATGATTCACAATTTATCGATAGCAATAATTTGGCTCTAATTACGCGCTTTGTAAGTGGCTGCGATGGGCGAGCTAACCCATGGAGTTTTGTTATAAAGGGCGTATATGAGCGAAATGATAACTCTGTTTATATATTATCCAATAAACCGTTATGTGTAGCAGATACACCGGCAATAAAGCGGTACTTAGATGAAGCGATTGAAATAAATAAAAACAAAAGCGCTGAAAGGGCATCGAGAGAAATTCAGTGGGCCAAAAGGGATCCTAAACGACCGTATGCGTTAGGCTGCGAGGCTTATAAAAGGTCAGTCAGAGGGTTAGATGACATACCAACTATTGATATCGTCAAAAAACTTTATCCTAAGCTCAATCCGATATATGTAACTAATTTATGGTCTCAGGGATATAAGCACGCTCAATCTTATGGAATGGCTAACGTTGATTGTAAGTACTTGGCTGATATTTCAGGTGTCTAATTTAATAATAATTATTTACCAATCCACTCCAACGCCAGATCCCCAATCCATTCACTGTCGCCGTCAGTAAAGCCTAGCAACTGGCGGCGCTCGTATTTAACCGTTGGCCCGTTCTTTGTGACTTTATCCCGCAAGCCGTAGTGGTGCACCCTAGCCAAATTATTAACCGTACCGCTAAAGGTGACGGCGGCCTCATCGGCGTTGGATTCGCTTTTGATAAAACGGGCGGTGCGCAGTTTGGTAAACATCTTGCGCTTGATGCGGCCTTGTTTATCGCGGCGTTTCTTCTTGCGCGGTACAAAGGGTGAGCCGTCCGGGTTCTGCTGTGCCTGAATATGCTTTTGCTGGCGCTGGCGTAACTCTTTGGATACCTGACGCATAAACGCACCACGCGCCTGTGGGGATAATTGCGCCAGTAAAATTGATAGGGTTTGATCTAGCTCATTCAGGTCATTCATGCCGCCCACTCCGCCACGGTTTTACCGTCAACATTCACTTTGTAACTTTTGACAAAATATTCTGGCGGCACCGGCTCTGCCATATGTGTCACGGTTAACGTTCCGTCTTGTTCCTTAACAATGGTTCGCTCAGTGAGTTTAATGTCGAAACTGATATCACAAACCTTATTATCCAGATAGTCGGCCTCAAAGGTGAATCCATCCTGACGCTTATCGGGATTTGCCATAATATCCGGCTGGTTGGTGCGCAACCAATGCAGGATCGGCACCACAATCAAATCAATGCTATCAGCGTAATCGGTCACCACCAGATTTAAGGTGTACTGATACTCAAACGATAATGACGGGGCCAGCGTGGCAATAATCGCCCCTTTATCAATAAAGACATGTAAGCAGTCTGGGTTTTGCTTGATGTACGGCACCGCCTTTAAAATGGCGGTGCGCAGCGAATCAGGCTTTAACATTGGCCGCCCCTTGCTGGCAAGCCAGCACCGTATCAACCTGCGCCGCGCAAGCGTGCAATGCGGCCTCAAGGTGGTCAATATCGTCGTTTAAGTCACCGTTAGTGTGCGGTTCCGCTGCTGGAAATGGGCAAGGCGTGACTCTCGGACAGCCATTGACGGTAATCTGCGGCCCCGGTAAAGGCAGGTCGCTGGCGCAGCCGGATAATGTCATCAGGCAGGGGAGTATCAGCCCAGCGGCGTAAGGTTTCATTTTCACGGTATAACCTCTTGATTTGGCTATTACGCTGCGCCAACAACTGATCGATACTGGCAACCTGTTGGCGCAATTGTGCCTGTGCCTGATTATTGGCATTGGCGATCAGTGCCAGCGCGATAAGCTGCCCGTTTTTACTGGCTACGTCGGCGGCTTGCTGATCAATGACTACTTGCCGGGCCTCAGACAAACGATAAGTTTGTACTCCACCGGCAAGCAGTAAGGCGGCGGCAATCGCCCATGCGAGCGGAGCGGTATTAAAAATTGGCATGGTGTTAGCCCGGATATTGACGGGCGGGCAATTGAAAATGCGGGCCGTCTTTAAAGGTGGTCCAGTTACCGCCCCATTCCACGGCGATCCCCAGCTCGGCGGCGGCCTGTTTCATTGCGTCAGCCATCGGATAAAAATACTTCCATTCCCAACTCACCTTGCCATCGGGCAGCGGCACAATATCCACCGCATGACCGGTTAAATGGCGGCTGTTCATGGTTTGGCTGGCTCCAGCATTAACCAGTTGGCGCTGGCGTTCCAGTGTGCGAACACCTTCGATCACTTTAAAATCAATCGATGTCAGCTCCAGTGCGCGGCGCACCAATTTCACCAAATCAGGATGCACGCCGATCAGATTGCTCTCGCTGGTCTTGCCGAAGATAAATTTAGGGTTTGGCATCAGAGGTTCCCGCCTTTTTGTTAACAATTTTGAATACCAGCTCACGGATGGTCTGCAAGCCGATCAGCCCGATAAGGCAACTGACAAATATTTCCACTTTCCCGGCGGCAACTTCAGTTAATGCGCCATTAAGCCAGGGAATCGCATCAATCAGATGGATCAGCATCGGGGAGATAACCGCGCCGATATTGACGCCGACCAGCCCACACACCACCCCCTCGCCAATACCCTCACGCAACTTACCGCCGCCCCACACTACGCGGCGAAACGCCACAATAAAGGCGACCAGAAAGCCGTTTATCACGGTTGAATGGGTAGAATAAAAGGCCAGTACCACCCCCACCCAACTTGGATCTTTTTCTGGCATTTTCATGTCCGTTACCCCCTGTGGGGAATTGTGCAATCAGTCCCAAAGTTGCAGGGTTTGCGTGGTGGTTGCGGTGCTGACTTCCGGCATTTCCACCGGATAACCGTGCGGTAACACTGGCCCGATATCGGATAGCCCCGGATTAGCCGCCAACACTTTTTCTGTCACACCCTCAGTGTGGCCGTAGTAGCGCCAACACATGGCATCAACGGTGTCGTACTGCTGGGCCAGAATGCGCATTAAATCAGCTCCACCGTGATGCGGTTGATCGCCTGAATATCGTTAATCGCCCAGGCAGCATCACGGCGCAGATTATCAATGGTAGGTTCCAGTGAATCGGCCCGCTTGCCGCCGGCGCCGGTAGTATCAAAGCCACGAAAACGATCAGTTAAACGGGCTTGCATCAGGCAAAACACCGCCGTGCGGTACAACTGAATACGGGTGCTTTCCTCGTTCAGTTTTTCCGCTGGCACCTCCACAGCTGACAGATAGCCCTGTTTTTGCTGAGTTAAGCGCCAGACTGTCAGCCGATCATTAACTTCATTGATGGCAAACAGTGCCGCCTCAATCACGCGCGGCTGGGTTATGGTGCCGTCCTGCCGTGACTCTTCGCGGTACTGATTCAGGTCGATATCCGGCCAGAAACCGTCATTTTTAATGACCGTGTTTTCCGCTGGTTCCACCGGTGCTGGCGCTTCTGGTGTCTGATTGGTGTTAATGACGATTTCCATGCTGACACTCGCAAAATAAACGGGCGGTGGACGCTGGCTTTATCAGGGTGAAAAAACAGCCTAATTAGCCATCGTGCCGCCCTCGCCGGGGCGTTTGGGTGATTAGGCTATTTTATTTGCCATTTTGGATTTGGGCAGTGCTCGCAATCCTCACGTACTGCGTGTACGCTCCGGTTGCTCCGCGCTGTCCGTGTCCAAACTGCCTGCAACAATTACGCCTAATCGAATTTTTCCTAAGATACTTTAATCAGCTTCTCAAGATTCTTGATATCGGTTTTCACACCGCTGTTATCATCCAGTTGCAGCGCCGTTTTCAGGTTTGCCAGCGCGAGAACGTTGTCGCCGTCCTGACGCAGGGCATAACCGACAAACTTATGCAGCCGGGCGCAAACCATATCCGGCATATCCTGACCGGTGAGAATTTGCTGGGCGCGCAAAAGCTGCGGGGTATCCAGCGGTTTTTGGTCGGTCAAGGTGCGCTGGGCAATGGCGGCCACTTCCTCGGCAATCAGGCACGCGGTGGTGCGCTTAAAGCTGTCCGGCGTCACCAAATCATGCTTGATGGCGTACTGCGCAATATCCAGAGCGCGGGTGATGTCGCCCACATCCAGATGCCAAATCAACATGCGCATCAGAATGTCGTCCTGCTCGCCGCTCCCCTTCGCCAGCACACCCGCCACCCACGGTTGATAAGTGGGCAACATGCCTTGTTTAACCTCGGCTTTACGTGCTATCGATTCAATACGGCCTAATTGGGCCATATCCTGTTGCAGCTTGAACAACAACAGCTCGTAGTTGCTGGCGTGGCTTAGATTGGCCGCCTCGCTCAGTGAACCCGATTGCTGGGCCGCCACGAATAGCCGGTGGCGGCGAACGGGGTTAGTCATAGGAATTAACCCTCTTTTGGCGCGGAGAAATCACCGAATTCAATGTTTTCAATCAGCGCTACGCCGTCAAAATCTTCAACCACGTAGGCTTCATTGACAGACTCATAGTTTTCAATGCGATCCCGTTTTGGATTGTCGATAATGTGACGGCGGCGGGTGCCGTCTTGCCAGTAGATAGACAGGTTATCTAAACGAGTGATCATGATGGCATTAGCCGGGAATGAGGGCGCACGCACGGCTGGCAAACCGCCAACACGCTTTTGGCTGATAATTAAATCGGCGGCCAGCGCTTCGCTGTTCGGCTGCTCCTGATTGACGATCGGGAAGTATTTATCCGCCAGTAACTGACGGCCAACAATCACCACCAGTTCGGTATCTTCCTGGAACCACGGTTGAATCAGCTCATCGGTGGCGGCCATCACCAGCGCATCCAGATTATGGAAGTCACCGCCTTTGCCGATGCGGATTTTTGCAGAGATAACATCACCTTGCTCATCAACTACTTTATCCATCACCTGACCTGGCGCATCGTCACGAATGCTTTGCAGCCAGCCACGGTTAACATCTTGCAGTAACTTATTGACGCTACCGTCAGAGGTTTTTGCGCGGTGAGTACCGTTAAAACCGATCATGATGCGATCCAGCGCCTGGCGTTTCACAATCGCATCACGGATGCGGATTTGAAAATCAGGGAATTTAGCCCACATATCCAATTTGATATAAGCCAGCGCGGTATCAAAGTTGGTCTGGGTACAGTTATATTTTGTCCCATCCAGACCGCTGGGATCGGAGGCTTCACGTTCTTGCTTCGAGGTGTCGGTGGTGCTGGCAATCGGGCGATCAATACTTAAGCCAACCTTTTCACCCTCTTTCTCATCCACTGGATAAATGTTGATTTTTGACAGAAAAACGCTGCTTTCCTGTTGTTTAGTTTCCAGTTTTTGCGCAATGGACGGCTCAACGGTGAATTTGGTGTTGATGTCATCGGCTTTTTCCAAACCGTTCAGGCTGGCAACCTGCTGGCGGTATTGGTTGTACTTTTGTCGGGTGACTTTTTTCATGTGAAATTAAATCCTTAACATGGCAAGCGGAGTGAATTAGCAGTCAGTCAACAGGGCACTGTCGCTGCCAGTTGAGCGCTCGCGCTGGGAGAAATTACGGTCTGTTTTACTGAGCGTGGTTTTCAGCTCAGTAAGTTCTTGTTTGGTCGCATCGTTGGCGGTCTTTAGTGCTGTAAAGGCCTGTTCCAAGGTGCTGATAGCCGACAATTTCCCCTCAACCTGCTGCGCAACCAATTCAACCGCCTGATGCACATCGCTAAAACGCGCATCATCACCGGTTTGTTTTTTGGTAAACATGGTCTTGATGGTGGTCAGCAGGTTGGGTTTAGCGTCCTGCTCGGCTTCAAATTCCAGATTGATTTCGGTAGCTTCGGTAAAAATGGCGTCAGACTGACTTTTGCGTGATGCCAGCGGGCTATGTTCGCTTTGCGCACAGAATGTCAGCATTTCAGCGCCTAATGAGGCGGGAGTGTCAGTAAAACCAATGCCGGTCAGATAGGCTTTGCCGGTATCCGCGAATTTCTCAATATATTCAATGCTGGAGTAGACCTTTTGCCGCGCCTGACGCAGTTTCACCAAATCGTCAGTGGCATCCACTTGGACAAGCAGCGCTAATTTGCCTTTCAGTGGCCCGTCACTGATCTCTTCATATTTAGCTGCTGTGATATCGCCATAGGCGCGGAACTGACTATCAGGTAAAACGCTCTTGATATGTTCCAGATTGGCACGCGAGCCACGAAATGCCGGGTTGTAGCTTTCGGCCATTTCAATGATGTGTGCGCGGGGAACATGGCGGCCATCACTGGTCGCTCCCTCCACCACGGCACGGAAAAAGTTAGATATTGGCATGTGATTGATTCCGGTCTGATTCGATAGTAGTGACCTATGTTGGCGACCGGCGGCAAACGGAACAATCAGGCGCTCTTGTGCTATGGCTGACACAAAGCGTAATGCGGGATGGGGGAGGTGCGGATAGGTAGCCTTGCTGCAATTAAGTAATAAAGCAGGCTATTTCACATGGAAAGCGTTGTTATCAATGCCGATTTAGATCCCCGCCGTCAAGCCATGTATCTGTATTGGCAAGGGCTGCGTATCGCCCGAATTGCGGAAATGATCGGCGAGAAAGCGGTCACGGTACACAGTTGGAAGCGCCGCGACAAGTGGGACGCCTACGGGCCACTGGATCAGATGCAATTGACCACGGCAGCGGAATATTGCCGCCTGATCATGAAACCTGTCAAGGAGGCCAAAGACTACAAAGAGATTGATTTGCTGGGCCGACAAGCCGAACGCCACGCCCGCATTGGCAAATACAATGATGGCGGTAATGAGGCCGATCTCAATCCCAATATTGAGAAGCGCAACAGCGGAACGCGCAAGGCTGCGCAGAAAAATGTATTCAGTGAGGCGCAGGTTGCCAAGCTGAAAGATATTTTCAATGAATCCATGTTCGACTATCAACGTAACTGGTATGAAGCCGGTTTATCGCCTGATTTCCGTATTCGTAACTTGTTAAAATCTCGTCAGGTTGGCGCAACTTATTTCTTTTCTTGGGAAGCGCTGCTTGATGCGCTCGACACTGGCCGCAATCAGATGTTTGTGTCTGCCTCAAAAGCACAGGCGCACCAGTTTAAAAACTACATTGTCGCGGCTGCGCGCCAGGTGGATGTTGATTTGCGCGGTGAGGTAATTATTTTGCCTAATGGCGCGGAAATGCACTTTCTCGGTACCAACGCCAGTACCGCACAGGGCCGCCCCGGCAATCTCTATCTGGATGAATATTTCTGGATACCTGGCTTTCAGAAGTTACGCCGCGCCGCATCCGGCATGGCCTCACAAAAAAGATACCGTTCTACCTATTTTTCTACGCCGTCCAGCACCTCGCATGAGGCTTACCCGTTCTGGGCTGGCACGCTGTTTAACAAAGGCAAAGCCAAAGATAAACGCATTGAAATTGATGTCAGTTATCCACGGCTGGCGGCTGGCCGGTTGTGTGAGGATAAGCAGTACCGCCAGATTGTCACCATTGAGGATGCGCTGAAAGGTGGCTGCGACCTGTTTGATATTGATGAATTACGCAATGAAAACAGCGAGGAAGATTTCGAAAACCTGTTTATGTGCGGCTTTATTGACGATAACGCCTCCACATTCAAATTGGCCGAAATGCAGCGCTGTATGGTCGATAGCTGGGAAAAATGGACAGACGTCAAACTGCTGGCGCTGCGCCCCTTTGGTGATCGTCCAGTGTGGATTGGCTACGACCCCGCCAGCACCGGCGATAGCGCCGGTTGTGCGGTGATTGCGCCGCCGGTAGTGGCGGGCGGTAAATTCAGGGTATTGGAGCGCCACCAGTGGAAAGGCATGGATTTTGCCGACCAGGCCAGCAATATCAAAAAAATTACTGAACGCTATAACGTCACTTATATCGGCATTGATGATACCGGTCTGGGCCGTTCCGTGACGCAATTAGTGCGGCAATTCTTCCCGGCGGTGAACGCCATTCACTACAGCTTAGAGATGAAAGCTGACCTGATTTATAAGGCCAAAAATATTATTCAGGGCGGCCGTCTGGAGTTTGACGCGGGCTGCATTGATATCGCTACCGCGTTTATGTCGATCCGCAAAACCATGACCGCCACCGGCCGCAATGCCACTTTTGTCACTGACCGCTCCAAAGACGTCAGTCACGGCGATGTGGCCTGGGCCATTATGCACGCCTTATTCCATGAGCCTCTTGAGGGCATTAACAGCAATAACACCAGTGTGATGGAGATATATTAATGAGTAAACGCAACAGGAAAAGCCGCTCGGCCAAGGTGACAACAGCTATGGCGAGCAATAGCACCCCACAAGCCGAGGCGTTTACGTTTGACGACCCAACCCCGATGATGGATCAGCGCGATATTCTGGATTATCTGGAATGTGCAGTAATGGATCGCTGGTATGAGCCGCCGGTATCGTTCAATGGTCTGGCTAAGTCCTTTCGGGCGGCAGTGCATCACAGCTCACCTATCTATATGAAACGTAATGTACTGGTTAGCCTGTTTGAGCCGCATCGGCTGCTATCCAAGCAGGATTTTAGCCGTTATGCGCTGGATTTTTTGGTGTTCGCCAACTCATTTTTAGAGGCCCGCTATAACCGGCTGGGCGGCATCATGAAACTGGTTCCCAGCCCAGCAAAATATACCCGCCGAGGTGTGGAGTCGGATACCTATTGGTATGTCTCATCCTATGCCAATCCACACCCCTTTGAAGCCAACAGCGTTTTTCACCTGCTAGACCCGGACATTAATCAGGAGATGTACGGCGTTCCTGAATATCTCGCCTCGCTAAATTCGACCTGGCTTAATGAAGCCGCCACGCTATTTCGCCGCAAATATTACCTGAATGGCAGTCACGCCGGATTTATTCTGTATATGAACGATGCCGCCCATAAACAGGAGGATATTGACGCCTTACGCAAGGCGCTGAAAGAGTCCAAAGGGCCAGGCAATTTCCGTAATCTGTTTATGTATGCTCCAGCCGGTAAAAAGGACGGCATACAGGTGATCCCATTAGCAGAAGTGGCGGCGAAAGATGAGTTCGCCAGTATTAAGAATGTCACCCGCGACGACCAGCTCGCTATGCAACGGGTACCGCCGCAACTGATGGGCATTTTACCCAACAACACTGGCGGTTTTGGTGATGTAGAGAAAGCTGCGCGGGTGTTTGCTATTAACGAACTGGCCCCCTTGCAAGAGCGCCTGATGGAAATTAATGACTGGGTTGGGGAGGAAGTGGTGAGGTTCCGCCCCTATGATTTATTGGTTTCTGCGGGCTAACTAGTTCGGGGATGTTTCAGCGCTATCTAGCTCTGTGCTGATAGGTGATTCATTCTCGATAGGGCTGTGAAGTTCATTGGGCTGGTTGTTGAAGTATTCGATGAATTTTTCAGCTATATTAATGCTGTTCCAAATAGATAAACTGCGAAATGCAATCGCAAGAAAGAGAAGTGATAAAAACACCCAAAGTATAATGCTTCCACTTTCATTAATTAAAGTTAAGTTTGAGTAAGAAACATCTGCATTGGCTATTATTTTATTTTTGGTTATGAATGTGTAAGCAGTGACAAGTACAGAACAACTAATTAGATATAAAACAACATAACTTGTTTTTTGGAATATCCTCTCTCTTTTAGATTCAAAACCCTTTGCATATACGGCGAAATTTTCATTGATTATATGGCAAGTTTTTAAATAACACCGTGCACTTTCAAAAAACGAGACAGATCTTGATGGATGTTGTGAGTTGAGTAATGAACAAATTTCATTAAATGTGACACCTTGCGCTCTTGTTAACCAGAAAAACAGTTTTTCAACCAGATATTTATTACATGGTTTTTTTTCATACTCAGAAATTAATTCGATGTCCAATTTGTATTTATCTTTCCACACTGTGTGTCGATAAACAACAAAAGGTACAATAGTTCCTACAAGTACACCTAAAAGTGAAAAGAGTATTGATGCCATTTGCAACATTCCTTTTAAAATAATAATTGCCCAACATTTTATACTAAGTGTTCCCGAACGGCCTGTCACATCCCACGGATTTTACTTTCTGTGACATGTCACAAGGCTCTTGATTTTGTTTCTGTGCCATGTCACGATTTTAAAAGAGCAAGCCGCAACGGCCACCTCGAAAGTCTGTGATAATTGCTCGAATTGTTTAGTAAACTTACTACCACAACCCTGCAAGTTCAAAGCGCAACAATCCGCATTATTCTATTCACCCCCCAATCATTATCTAAGCCGCGCCAACACTGGGTTTTAAGCCTCTTTCTAGCTGCATAAAAACTGAATATTTAGTCATACAAAGCGCGGGTGGGGGGAGCGCGCGGAAAGAGGTGTGAGCGGTGCTTTAATCCTCCTCATATATGCCCGAACCCTCCCCTGAATGCATGTACGCCACTCTGTTCTTTTAGCTCGAAATGATTAGTGAGACGAAAATAAAAAAAACACTTCTATGTGTGGGGGATTTGGAGGGGAAATCGAATGGTTTTTTTGTTCTACCCAAATCTGACTGTCGTCTTTGTGCTGAAGCTGACTCTTTCTAGTTCACGTGATAATGTCAGACAGCACAACTCATATAAGGATTACCAGTGAACATTAAATACAAGCTCACTGGCTGTTTTGCTAATGGAGCAAAGTCAGAAAATTACAATGAACATTCCTTCATTTTTGTAAATGATACCAAAGAGCAGGAGGAACTGGTGTTCTGAAATGTCGACAAGCTATAAAATCCAGAACTGTTAAACCAGCCTTTCCTGCACTTGATTCGGTGAAAAAATTATACCTATCCATTTCTTTCAACTCATCCATTCTTGCTTGATAATCATTCATACTATCTGGGAATGTGATTGGAGCTTCTGTTTCACCTAAGACATATTGTGCTTGGTGAAAATATAGATGATGATAAAGATCATTAGTAGGGTGCCATAGTTGGGCGCACATCTTCGGATAAAATTCTTTTATTCCTTTCAGTAGTACATTATATCCATTTTCTTTTTTAAGGATGACTGCCCACCCCATTAAAGTAGGTATTATCCAAGATGTACTTGTTGTCTTTTCTATCAAATACTTGTCGTTATTATTGCAATCTAAACAGATGAGATCATCAAGTGAGTCTGTTGATATAGGGTGATTTCGGCCAACTCTAAAAACAAAATCGAGTCTTGTAATCAATGTCTTGAACCAGTCTTCAGCTTTGTCCATTTTTTCTGTAAGGTATAAAAGCATAAAGGCTAGCGTAATATCAATTGCATTTTCATCGAGCCGAGGGGAGCCTGAGGCAGGATTATTACTGATAAGCGAGCATAAGCTTTCAGCAACAATTTGAGCATTGCTAAATCTGGTTACTTGTTCTTCCCCTCCGGATTGCAGAGCGGTGATATAATTGTTTAGTCCAATGGTAGAAAGTATACCTATTTGTTCAAATATGGTTAGATTAATTAATGCACTTTCGGAAGAGTATGATGATAGAAGATATTTCTCATGAAAATATGGCTGAAGTTTTGAAAAGTATTCATTTGAGACATTAAGATAGCTCTGCCATAAAATTTCAATAGCTGGAAAATATCGATGTGGCTTTTTTTCGAGATTAATACGATGCCATACCCATAGTAAACATCGTTCCGATACATAAAGTGCTTGTTTGGTATTTCCATCTTGGATTGCCCAGTATGCCAGAATGTTGGTAGCGAGATAACAAGTTCGGATTGACTTTTCTAGATCAGAACTCTTTATTTCTCTAGTTTTTCTTCCTTTAATATCAAGTTGCAGTGTTCGAAGTAATAAACGATGAAAATCCTCTCTTGAATAATCATTCTCACAAATTAATGATAATGACTTTCTTAAGTCAGTTCTGTCGTCGTCATTGAATATATGCTCATTTAGCATGTACCCTTCAATAAGGGTTGCTAATTTTGCAGCGCCCCAGAAATCAAACGCATAAGGCTTATGGTCTTCAATATAACCTGACCAGCTTTGGCTCAACTCTTCTTTCATGTCACCACTGGTAGATAGTATGATCTTTTTAGGTAGTTTTTTATGCTCTGGCAATAAGTGATTCTTGATATAAACGTCAAAAATTTCATTTAAACTCGGCCTAATTGCATTTATTCCTGAATCCCATTCCACTCTGCCCAAATCTTTTTGTTTGATCACAAAGAGAAATATTTTCTTTACACCATCTTCTGGATCTTTGCCTATTGCGGCAATATCCACACCGTACTGCCTAGTGCCAGTTTGTGTTGTAAACAAGGGGATAATATCCATTGATAGCAATAAACTGGGCAGCAGTCTGTCAAGTTCATTTCTTTCTTTTAATGTTTTAATATATTGAGAAATTAAGATCTTCATACGACACCCTTTTTCGCGCATCTGAACTGAGCAATGCTGATATCATAACCAACATTATCCATTACATATCGTCGAGGTAGAGAATAACTACTAGAGAAATTTTGTAAATAAGATGGCTTACTGTAACCTTTATTGTTGAAGTCATCGTAGTAAAATGATCCAATGCCTGATTTTAATGTTATTTGAGATGCTATCTTAAATAAAAAAGATTCTTCCTTATGTAGATCGTTACTCCTTGTCATTACTTTATCTTTTTCCTTCTGAAAATTATGTACGAGCAATGAAGGGGGGGCAAATTCTTTTACTTTAGGAAGAGATGTGAATGAATAAAAATAGTTATCAATTTCAGTTAGCATTTCACTATATAATTTTATTAATTTGCTTTTTTGACCTTTAATACTATCTTGCCGTTTTTTTATTTCATGTCGTACATAACTAGGATAGTCAATCGCTATTTCATTTATAATCACATCTTTAACAAGACTATATGTTCTATTTCCTGCATTTTTTACCTTTAATAAAGAGAGTGTCAGCGATGTTAACTGCGTCTCGTTTGAGATAAAGCCCAATAGTCTACGCACTAAGAAAATAATATCTTGCTGTGTGAAGTTGTTAATAGTCTCAATGCAGAACTCTAATATATGTGTACTTTGGTGTACTAACAGGTACTTTGCTAGTATGCGCGAAAAAATGGTAGTTCCGATATTTTCATCAATCAATGTCAATGTGAATAATTTATTAAGTAAATTAGGGTAATTTATTACAGTATAGATAAAGCTTTCAATTTTATTACTATCTTCTGATATTGAATTATTTCGCATCATTATAAAAATACAATCAGTTAATAATTCATGTTTTGATTCATCTTTAGCTAAATGTGACAGTGTGTGGAAAATATTTCCACTTAAGGCATCATTATTAATTGAAGCTTTACAAATACAAGATAACCAAAGTGAAAAATCACTATGGGAAGCTAATTGTCTTGTTATATATATTTTTAAGGATAGTACCTCTATTAGCTTTTGATTATTCGACTCTAGCAGTTTGCGAATAACAATACGAATTTCAGGTAGTTTCACCACACTATCTACGGCAGCTTGAATCGCCGCATCAGATATCTCTGGAATAGGGGACGAAATAGTATTCTTGATAACCTTAACTATTTCACTGCTTCTGTATCGATTGCTGCTTTTTTCTACAATCCTACCAAGAATCCATAAGGACTGGGGAGACAGAATATTATTATTTCTTTCTATGTCGCGGATCAAAATATCAATGGCTGTAGTGTGATTTTGTTTTTCTAGCGAGAACAAAGCAATGTTATAAAGTTGTAGAGTGTCTAGGTGTATATTAGAATGAATATTATTGATTATCTCATGGCATTTTTGTGTGGTATTAGACAATTTTTTTTCTAATGATGAGTATATTCCTATATATTGATTTTTTCCTTTGTAAATAGCGGAAAAGAAATGAAACAGCTTTTGTATATCTATATTTTTTGTATGTTGTATAAACTGATCTGCTAGCGACGTAATTGCATAGGAATTACGTTCAGTCATGAGTAATGATTGCCATATGTCAAGTTTATCCTCATATAAGCTGAGGAATAAACCAGCAACTGTTGTATTTCCACCTAAAGTTTTTTCCCATATGCTAAACGCAGTCAGTATTATTATATTTTCTTCATTGACACAATCACTACCCATTTCTGAAAAGTAGTGATAGGCAACGTAATTATCTCTATCATCATAAGATGAAAAGACTAATTTATCACCATTTAAACAATAACCATCTGATTTCTTGTTGAGAATCAACGAAAGCTCATGCTCTGCAAGTTGATATTCTAGGGCATCGATATTTGTCAAAAAAAGTTTATGAGCGATATTTTGAACAATACTATCTTTCATTCTCCCCCCTTAGTGGACGGTACTATGCCAAGATTCACTTGTATGCTTATAACAGAAAAAGCATTCTGACAAGCTCTATTAAATCAATATCTTTAATTTTAACATCATGCATTGATATGATCTGTGTACTGCAAAAGGAGGAACGATACTCAATGTAACGACTCACAAGGGAGATTATCTATCCCCACTCGTGTGGTAAGCCTGCTTCTTGCTTTAACCGACGACAAAATTAATTTTAGTCCACCACATCTTTCCATCAGGCAAAGCAACAGTAAATACATTCAAAACCACAATAAAACATGTGCCTTCGTTTTATCTATTTATCAGTCAGCTAAATTGCATCCAACATCAACCTCTTATACCCCAATGTCTGCCAACACTCCGAATCCCCCTGCAAACAGCAACCAGCTTTATCACCTGGCAGCGTATCCCCGCACCGCTTACAGCTACTTTTCCTCAATTCGGCAAGTTGTTTATGCAGTTGCCTATTATCCTGGCGGATCAGGCTGGCTAAATACTCGGTCACCTCATAAGGCTGGCGAGCAATGCGGCGCTGCTCGCATCCCTCCAGCACCATAGCCAATTCCTGTGCATCTAAACGCAGGGTAAGGGTAGTTATACCTAACTCTTTATCACGTTGGCGCTGAGCGCGTTTACGGTCACTTGCTGTCATCATTTTTTATACCCCTGGCCTTTTTCCGCCAGCCCACGAATTGCTGGGCGGGCCAATATGATCCTCTGGCAAGCGTGAATCGCTCGGCAGAATTCATCACGCTCACAAGGATGTTCAATCGGAAGCAGTAAATATTGATTCCATGCATCACCCAGCATTTGAGCCACTCGCTGTTCATCGACTGACAATGTGCAAATGGTGTCGGTGTAATTAATGTTGGTGACTGTCACTGTTTACTCCCTCTCGTAATTTCGCCACTCGGCTCATTACACTAAATGCCCGCTGGGCGGTGGTTGGTTGGCACTGATACAAACAACAATCCTCTCTTGCCCGCCAGTTCTGGCCGCCGATGGTCAACGTTGCGCCGCAAGCCAGTGATTGCGCCTGCTGTTTGCTAATGGAAAGCCCGATTGACTCGGCAAAATCACGGATTTTTGTTGTCACTGGTGCCAGTTGTACGGTTTTTTCTTGCCGCTGGGCGGCCTTTTTGGCTGATACCTGGCGTGATAATTCCTCGGCTGGCGTCAATGGATTGGTTTTAATCGTTGCTACCGGCGTATTTTTAATCCTGCGCAGCAAGGCCCGGCGTTCTGCATCGGTGATCGCGGTGAAATCGATTATTTTTTCTTCTAATGTTCTGTCTATGGCCTCCTCCGGTTCGCATATTTTTTGCTCTACCGGAGAGTTATTGACAGAACTCCAAGGGACGGCGGGGCCGTCCTGAAAAACATCAAACCCCACGGCAACAGCGGGTTTCACCTTTTGGCGGGCGACAATTTTCCAAGTTTTTAGGCGAGTACAGATGCGCGACGCCTCGCCCAAAAGCGGGGAATAGATACCGAAAATCTTCTCGGTGATTTCGCCGTAGGCGTTGGGCTGTTCATTGTCCTGATAGGCAATGCGTACGGTATATTCTTCGCGGGGAATTAAGACGCCACCCTGCTGCATGATGTAGGTAGCAAAACAACTGACATCAGCCGCCGACATAACCGCATCCATTGCCGGATCAAGTAATAGCTTTTTCCCTCGCATGGCGGCTACTTTCGCTGCAATGTCTGCGGGGTCGGTTTTTTTATCTATCAGGCGCTGTATGGCTAACTTAAATTCATCTGACTTAATCAGATCATTGAGTAGCTGGTTATTCAGCTTGCGCAGCTCCCGCCAGACAGTCACCGGCGGCGTGCCTATGGGCTGATATTGGCGGATACGGTGACGAGATGCCCAGGCCATAGCAAAACGAGCCGTTTCTTTCAGCGGTTTGCCAGTTTCATGGTCTAGTTCACCGTCCAGTGCGTAACCATCAATATTTTTACTGATGTATTTAGCGATATAGGCGGTAGCGCTGCCTTTCTTTGGATCCAGCCGTTTAGCAGTAAATCGGGCGCTAGTGCGCTTACCTAATTCGGCGCGATCAGTTTTGACGGCATAGGCGCGCATAATCTCAGTGATTGCGCGGCGCTCTTCCGGTTTCATGAATAATAGTAAGTGCCAGTGCGGCGTGCCGTCATGATGTGGCTCGGCTACGCGAAAACCGTAGACGCGCAGTTCTTCTCGGCCCAACTTGGATCCGATGTTGGCCCACAGCTTGGTGAGATAGGCTTGTGCCTGTGGTGGGGTGCTGTGATTCCACTTGGGGTTGGCATGGCCGCTTTGGTTGTTGGCGTGGTATTTAGATGGGCAAGTGATGGTGTAAAATACCCCAACATCACCACGCGACTGCGCAACCAGTTCGATCCCTTTCATGCGTGCCATTAGCTCATGGCGGCGAATAGTCGGATTGCTGATACTGGCATCCACCATTGCCTCTAAAGAAACAGTGTTGCCCTCATCATCAACTAATTCATGTCGTTTAAAAAATTCACGGTTCCGGCGTTTTTGCTCTATCCAGTCGGCCAATGCCTCTTTACTGACATAAGGTGCGGCGCGTTTATGGATCATTCCTGCGGCGCGCAACTGGCTTTCTCGCCAGTCATTACGCAGTCGCCACAATTTACGCTCCCACCAGTCGGGATTAATCAATCGGGCAATAGCGGAGTAAAAGGTGGCGCGGTCTACGGGTTTATCTTGGTGGCCGGGCTTCGGCCCCAATTCACGCCAGTGCGACGGCCTGACGCGCAAAGACCACACTTCAAGCGCAATATTGCGATAAATGGTTAATAACTCGGCATCAGATAAATTGCGGGTTTCTTCTGTGGGTGTGGATACCTCAGTGCAAAACATTTCATTAATACGGCCAGCAATATCATTTGCCAGCGACTTAACCCGGCGCTTATTTAGCTCGGCAAGGTGGCTGTAAATTCCCTGAAAATAAGCCATTAACTCAGATTTACGGCCCTTGCTCACACCCTGATATTCGCGCACAGCATCTAGACGTAACAATGCATTCTTGCCGGTGCCGGTTAAGAATGCATTGGTATGTTTATCGCCATGATTTTCACGTAACCATCTAATTTTATTTTGAAAGTGAGACTTAATAAAAATAGGCTGCTCGTCAATACGGGATTCTATGCCTTGCGGTGAATCCGCCCATTGTTGCTTATCACGCAAATAAATCTCGCGCTCCAGCTCAGCGCGCTCTCTGCGCATTTTAAGTAATGTCTGGTTAGGCTCCCGTAATTCTGTATACCCCAATGCATTCAGCCGCTTCACATAACGAATAACCAGCGGGTGAGATTTTGGTTTTACTACCACTGCGACCGGCGCTAAAGATTGATAACCACCAATCGCAGGGCGCGGGGCATTCCATGAGTGCTCCCATTCAACAACACTGCTGCCTGGATAAAACAGCGGTGGTGTGATGCAACCACTGGAGTGCTCAGCCATTCAACTCCTTAATTTTAGATAATAGGAATCCCGGCGCGATAAATACGCCATAGTTAATAACCCGCTAAAAAGTTATTTATAACAAGTCTTTTGGGATTGAATTTAAATCAACCCATAAATCCAAAGTCGCCTTACGCACAGCTTTTCTTTCGTGATATTCCAACTCTCGAAATTTTCTTTCGTGGCTGTTTTTCTTTATCCCAGCGGCATAATAAATAATACCTTTGGTCTTACCCATGCTTAGTGATTCCAAACGTCGCTCAAATTCTTCATCTGGATCCTTTTTAAATAATTCCTTTATGCGGTCTAAATGCCGCAAGCCTATTTTCTGATTCCATTCATGCATTACAAGTGGTGATTCATCGGTATTTGTTTGCTCCGTCATTTGCACCTCGTGTGAGAACAATTAATGCGGTTTAAACCTACTGACGTGCATTGCGCGCTACTTCTTTCTTGATATTGGTACGACAGTAGTGATCGCGACTGCTATCTCGCGTTCAGTGTACAACTGATCAATAAAGTCCGTTGCGAGAGCCTGAGCATCAAGCAAGCCGAAAGACTGTTCATTGAGAAATACTTCATAGCGGGTAATGGGATTGATCGCGGTTCTTGGTCGATGAATAATAACAAAGCCACGATAGGTTGATGAATGGCGGCTAATTATAGTTAAGATGTGCATTATATTTCCCTCTAACTATTGGCAACGGCATCTTTCAACATCGCGACCAAATTAACTTCAACTTTGTCACCCGCTTTAATCTTTGGGCGAATAATAATCCGACCATCACGCACCATGCCTCGGCAGGTGGCAAAAGGGATACCGGTCATCGCGGCATATTCTTTAAGAGAAACATAGCCCGTGGGTATGGTGATATTAATGGTGACATTACTCATAACAGCCCCTTATCAATCAGCTTGAATAGCAGCGATGCCACGCAAGTAAACCAGGCGGGCTATGCTGGAAATTAAACGACTTTTTTGCTGCAAGTACTTCTAATTCAGAACGTTTGCCATCAGATAAACGTATTGGTATTGGATTTTTGAAGTAATTCGTTTCGGTAATCATGAGTACTGATCATGTTCAACTTGTTTCATAATGGTGTATTGTGAACCACTAAGTTCCTGTGAAAAATATTCTGGTATATAAAAACATACCAGTCAAGAGAATTGGTATGAAAAATGATATAGGCCTGCGTTTGCGGGAAGAGAGGGAAAGACTGGGGTTGAGCCAAGTTGCTATGGGCGATATTGGTGGCGTTAAAAAACTGACTCAGTTGAAGTACGAGAAAGGTGAAAGCTGCCCTGATGCATCTTATCTGGCATTACTCGCTAAATTTGGTTTGGATGTTCAGTATGTGGTCATTGGGGTGCGTTCCGTATCGGCACTGACCGCCGACGAAAGTGAAATGCTTGATCGTTATCGTTCGGCTCCCGTTACTGTTAAGGCCGCAGCTCTCGCTGCATTGGCTGCGGGGAATTCCGTTTCAGAAGCCAGCAAAATAAACATTAGTAGTGGTCGTAGCCATCGTATCGCTGGTAGGGATTACCACGAACATAAAAAATAAAAAACAGGGGGATAAATGGACACTGAAGTTTCCGGGGAGCGGAATAAGGTGGCTGGTCGTGATTTTTATGAAGAAAATACTAAAATTAACCAATTTATTGGGCGGGATTTGGTCAATATTTCCATACCGTATCTTCCTGACAATGACGGACCATTAGTACCTGCACAGCGGCAACAGTTAAATCAGCTAATAAACGAAATTATAGAGACCGGCCATACCGAGGAGTTTTCAATCTGGCAGAAATTTCAGGCTGAAGTAGGTGTTAGCGGCATCGAAGAAATGACTGTAAGCCATTACCAAACGGCATATAATTATCTTTTAGCTCTACGTGATCGTTATTGTGAAAAAGAGGTGAACAAGTCTTTAATACACTTACTCCTGAAGAATACCCAACAAGAATCGGAAAGGCAGCAGCTTATTCGATATTGTCAAATTCTGTTTGGGTCGGGCCGTTTAACCGAGTTAACGCGCTTACAACTACAACAGGCACTATTGTGGTTGGATGAAAAAAAATATATAGAGGCAACGTATTCTACTGCTACAGAAGAAGCATTTAAAAAACGCCTTTCATGGCTGCAACTATTCCGTTATTACCCCATATTTACTGGCGGAATATTTACAACAGGTTTTTTAATTGGATTTATAATGCTTATTATTGCTAATTAATTTAAACCATGAATTCTTAACTTGATCTCATGGAGTGATTTATTATTTATCATTGGTGATAATGGTTGATGGAAATATATAATCACTAATACTCCTCATTTTTTACTTTATTCACAAACAATGCATTTTCAGACAAATGGTTTGAAGAGAGTAATCTGCCTAATGCTAGTGTAGTCGTTTATCAAAATGATAGTCAGAATAATAAAGTAGGTCGAACAATAATGGCTGTTAATAAATTACCTAGTGGCAAATGGCTTTGCCAATGTTTCCCTTATGGCCGTGATGGAAAACGGATACGCAAACAGTTTGCTACCAAAGGTGAGGCAATCTCATACGAACGTCGCATGATGGTGAATAAGCAGGATTCAGAGCCGGGGGGCAGTGCTGTCACGCTTAATGAATTGGTTGAGCGCTGGTATGAAATGCACGGCAAAACCTTATCATCAGGCGAATCGCGTAAAACTAAACTATTGGCGATTTGTGAGCGAATGGGGGAACCCTTAGCAGCAGATGTCGATAAAAACATGTTTGCTGTTTATCGGGAACGGCGGCTAAATGGTGAATGGCAAGCAAAAGGGCGTACTGTTGTAAAAGAAGCCACTGTTAACCGCGAACAATCATACCTACATGCGGTATTTTCAGAATTAAAACGCCTTGGTGAGTGGGAGGGAAGTAACCCGCTTGATGGTATCCGGCAATTTAGCGAAGGCGATCAAGAGCTGGCCTTTCTGTCCCAAGATGAAATCAAACGGCTTTTAGTCTCCTGTGATGAGTCGGAAAATAAAAGTTTGGGAACTATCGTTCGCCTCTGCTTGGCTACCGGTGCCAGGTGGGGAGAGGCGCAGGATATGAAACAGTCGCAGGTACTACCCAACCGCGTGACGTATATTAATACTAAGGGCAAAAAGAATAGAACTGTACCGATATCAGAAAAGCTGTTTAAGCAGTTACCCAAAAACCGTGGTGCGCTATTTTCTCCATCATATGATGCATTCAAACATGCATTGAAAAGGGCGGCTATTGAGTTACCTAAAGGGCAACGAACGCATGTGCTCAGGCATACCTTTGCCAGTCATTTTATGATGGGTGGCGGAAACATTTTAGTGCTACAACAAATCCTCGGTCACAGCACGATTTTGATGACGATGAGGTACGCACATTTTGCACCGGATCACCTGGATGCGGCCATAGCGTTAAATCCTTATGACAAAATAATTATTGAGTAAAAACGACAATTTTTAGTGGCAGCAAAAGCAAGGCTCGCGCAAATATGGTGAAACATGCTCATGTATAACCTTTTGAAAGAACTTAACTTATTAATTTCAAAAGGGAGTATTAAATTTTTAAAATCCCTCGGCTTATGGCTGTGCGGGTTCAAGTCCCGCCCCGGGCACCATGGAAACAAATCTAAGTAAAACAAAGTAGTATGAGTATGTCGTTAACCGCCGAGAGGCGGTTTTTTTGTGACCCAAATCTTATTTCACCATTGTTTCACCATATTCCTGCTCTTTTGTGGCTGTTTCACCATTCAATTTCGTCACTTTATTGCTCTTCTTGTTGCCCGCCGACGACAGGGACAATCGCGACTTTTCTGTCATACCGTGCCGTTTGCGATGCATTTTTATGTCCCGAAATCGCCTGTTTTTCATAGAGGGTTCCGGTGAGATCAGAAACACCTTTCGCCTTCAAATCGTGGAAGGTGAAATTGAAATCCAATTCAGGGTGTGACTCTTTTGCCATTTTCCTGGCTTTACGCCACTGGCTATTAAAAACATCACGGCTATACCGACATCCACCTCTTTGGTGGATGAGATAAATGCTACTTATCCCTGGCTTCAAGGGGAGGGTATCGGCCAACGCAATCGCATTCTGCAATCGTCCGGTCCAGGCCTTAATTTGTTTTACTCCCATTTTTCCCTGCCTGATATATAGCCCTGCGTCTTTAATTTGGTCACGGCGTAACGCAAGCACGTCAGCTTGTCTTGTGAGATACAGATAGGCTATTTCCATGGCGATGCGGACAATGTTAGAGGCGGCAAAATAGACTGCACTATATTCTTCATCAGTAATATAGCGCTCTCTACTGAGCTTCTTAAACTGCTTTACACCAGTGCAAGGATTCAATTTTACTTTTCCGCGCTCGTATCCCCAGCGGAAGACTCTCGACATGAAAGATTTTTCTCTGTTGGCTTGAATCCGACTTGTTATCCCCCGTTCATCCATATACGTTCGAATATGCTCGGGCTTTATACTGTTGGATGACATTTTTCCAAATACAGCGATTATTTTTGAGGAGTGTTTGCGATAGTCTTTTTGTGTTTCACTCGCCAAATCACAGAAATCGCCGGACACCAAAAACTCTTTAATGAGACCAGTAAATGTCGTGTCACTTTTCTGGCCGACCATTAATCTCTCGTAGGCCATCCATACCTAGGCCTGGCTGGATCCAAAGCTGCAAAGTCGGATTGTTCCACCATCGATGGCCCTGAACTCATAGGCTGACCTGCCTTTTCGAACACAAGGCGGCATCCAGTTGTCAGCGGGGTCTTTGCGTGGGCGAGCCATAATCAGGTTGTTCATCAGACTCCACCTGAATGAGCTGACGCGATGACAGTGGGTCCCCAGGTGGTGCTGGGTCAAGCATCTTTCCGCATGATAAAAAAATGCCATTTTCGTGTAAGCATTCGCATTGTTTTCTCGGTTGAACAAACTCGGTGATCTCTTCTAATTCAATACGAGTTAATAATTTCCTATTCAGACGCTGTAGACGCAATGCTGAATAGGTTCACCCATCAAAGCGATGAACCTGCTTGCTCATCAACGTATTACGCTAACATTTTCCAGCGTTACCTGACTTTCAGGCTTATCATTTACCTGATGGGCAACCGGGACAAATATGTTTATATCTTTCAGCCAGGCTTCTTTGCTACTGCTATCGGGCTGATATTTCTGTGTTTGAGTACATTCAGCTAACAGATATTTCCCGCTAAACGCAGGTGAAAGGTTATGAGCATATCCCTCTCTTGTTACCTCGCAACGTAAGATTCCTGAAGAAGACGCTTGCTTATTGGAATCAATATCGTCCCTGTGTGCCAT